ATAATTTCAATTTATATATTTGTTCTATCGTCTTTACTGGTGGTATAAATTGCGAATACATAACAAGTATTAAAATAGAAATATAAACAACAAACAAAAAATATTTTTTTGAGGGGCTAAATTTTAGCCTCTTTTTTTTGTCTCTTTTATTATTTAGAATTAGTCTAAATAAAAATAAAGATAGTATATGTAGATATGCAAAAAATACACATTTTTATACACAAATCACTCTATTTAAGCCCCTTTTTAAGCTATTTAAGGGACTTTTTCAGGTTTGGAGGGGTAAAATACCTTATTTACGAGAAACAGCCTTAAAATCAGGGGGGTCTGATATTCACACTACATTTTGACCATCAAATTATTGTGCACATTGTGTAAAGTATTTCCTTGCTTTGTAAGAAACTTTTTATTATTATTGTAAAAATTTATTATGCACTAAAAAATGAGTGAAGAGAATAAGGATTTAAAGGCTGAGATAATTGCCACAGGTACGCAAAATGTTCAAACGAGGTTTGAGGGTAAAGCGACTAAGCTGGAGTCTCATAAGAGGACTTCAGAGATAGTAAGATTAGTTCTTCAGGGAGTTAGATACACAGATATAATTGAGTATTGTGATAAGAACTGGGGGATTAAGAAAAGACAAGCTTCAATTTATTACAAGAGAGCTTTAGAGTATTTTAAGGAGCAGTTTGATGAAGAGAAGCAGTATGAGGTTGATAAGCATACGATGATGCTTTACGACCTTTACACAAAAGGTTATAGGAATGGAGATTTAAACATCTGTAGGTTGTTACTTCAAGATATAGCTAAGATGAAAGGAATGTCTATTGACAGGGTGGATTTAACAAGCGGAGGAGATTCGTTTGTGTTTAACTACACGAAGCCTGAAGATGAGAAATAGATATAGCAAACCCAAACTCAATAGTTTTACAGTTTGTTTTGACGAAAAGCAAAACAATTTTTCATTTGTTTGTCGTTATAAGAACTCTGAAAAACAAACGAGTTTTCAAATATAATAAAATTAATTTAAACAATCAAGAAACTTTTAGAAATTATGGATTTAACAATGTATTACGGAATAAATGTGTTAGACACAAGCGGCTCGTCATCTAACACTCCTGATGACCCAACAACTAACAACCCTTTAATTAGTATTAGTGTAGAGTTTAAGGGAGTTCAATATAGTTTAGGCTCTGAGTTTAGCCTTGCTTCTTTATTGCTGCTTAGTGGAGATAGTTCAGCTTACAGAGCTATTGCTGGGCTTGTTACCTCTCCTTTGGCTGGAGACACTGGTTACCCTCGAATATCAGAGGATATAGACCATGCTGACTTTATAGCTTGGGCACAAAGATTTCCTAACTCAGGAGTAGCAGGTATTTTAGCACAATTATAAACGAGACCGTAATGAAAGATATACTAAAACAAGAAATTCCGAAAGACGCACTTATTGCGTCAATAGCAGTTCTAATTTGGTCTGCCCCTATAGTATTGGCATACCTTTTTGTAAGGTTCTGTATAATCAATCCAGTTCAATCCTTGTTTGGCGTTAAGAAGTAATGCAAATCAATTTTACGCCAACAATAAAACAACACCAGGCTTGGGAATACTTACATGACCAAGAGTCCTCAGAAATCCTCTTTGGGGGAAGTGCTGGGGGTGGGAAGTCATACTTCGGTGCTGCCTGGTTGTTGTATTCGTGTTTGAGATACCCTGGAACGAGATGGCTTATGGGTCGTGCCGTATTGAAAACACTGAAAGAAACGACACTCAACTCGTTCTTTAGTGTTTGCTCCGACTGGTCTGTAAAGAAAGGCGAGACATATAAGTTTAATGCTCAGTCAAATGTTATTGAGTTTACAAACGGAAGTCAGATTCTTTTAAAAGACCTTTACCAATATCCTGCTGACCCTAATTTTGACTCCCTTGGTTCTCTTGAGATTTCAGGTGCTTTTATTGATGAGGTTAATCAGTGTACGGAAAAAGCGAAAAATGTCGTGGCTTCAAGGATTCGTTACAAATTAAAGGAACATAATCTAAGGCCAAAGATTTTAATGAGCTGTAACCCTGCGAAAAACTGGGTTTATGATTTTTATAAACAGTGGCGTGATGATAATTTGCCAAACCATCAAAAATTTATTCAAGCAAAGCTAACTGATAACCCTCATATTTCAGAATACTACGAGGAGCAATTAAAAAAGCTTGACCCTGCTTCAAGAGAGAGACTGCTGCATGGTAACTGGGAATATGACGAGGCTAAAAATAAATTATTTGAATACGAAGCTTTATTGAACTGTTTTAAAAATTCTGTAGGAGATGAGGGCGAACCTTACTTGACTTGTGATGTTGCCTTAATGGGAAGTGATAAAATGGTTATTACTCGCTGGAAAGGCCTTACTGTAGAGGAAATAATTACAAAAGACAAGAGTTCTGCCAATAGTATTGAAGAATTAATCAAGAATTTAGCACAACTGCACAATATTCCTCGAAAAAACATAGTAATTGACTCAGATGGGGTTGGTCAGTACCTTTCTCACTATATGAAAGGGGTAAATGCCTTTATCAACAATTCAAAAGCTTTAAAAGGCGAAAATTACAAGAATTTAAAGAGTCAGTGCTATTATAAGCTTGCGGAGCAGATAAACGCTGGAAATATACACATAAAGTGTAAAGATGTTGATATTAGGAACAAAATCATCGAAGAATTGGATATTGTTAGAAGAAAGAACATGGATTTAGACGGAAAGCTTGCGATTTTATCTAAGAAAGAGGTAAAAGCCGCTATCGGTAGGTCTCCTGATTACGCTGACAGCTTGATGATGCGTATGAAGTTTTTATTCGGAGGTGGCAATAGAATTTTAGCTTGGGGATAAAATGTTCCAAACATTAACCAATAAAATGTAAACTTTTTCTTATAATTGTAAAATGTTTAATCAAGACTACATAGTTTGTTTGAATACAACGCATGAAATCATTATGATGGACTTTTTAAGTGATGTTCAGTCAATAATTGATAATGCAACAGAAAATGACCAAGATTACGATAGTTTTTTGAATGTTTTGGCAAATATTATACTCCACCACAATGAAAGTGGAGAAATGGCTTATAAAGACACTATTTTTAGAAATAACTGGCTTTATAACCTACCATCAATGATATACTGGGCTTCTATAGGCTATGTAAGCGTTTTGCCTGGTAAGAATGATGAAATTACTGTTACAGCTACTAAATTAGCTATAAGATTGGCTGAGGTTAATGAAAGCATAGGAAGAATGATTTTATGTAACCCTAATTTTGATGACGATAAAACACTATTAAACTAATGAGAACAATAATTGTAAACGAGAAAGAAATAGATGTTCCTACAGGATGGAACAATATAACATTTGAGAAATTTAATAAATTTTCAATATTAATTAATTCTCAAAAAACAGAAGAAGAGCTTGCTGAGGAATTTGCAGACCTTGACGAGGATTTAAGGACTCTTGAGATGAGTTTACAGAATGTAAGACTAAATACTAAGCTTGCTTGTTTTTGGACTGGACTTTCTGAACAGGAAATATCAATGTGTAATATTGATGAGGTAGAAGAGATTTTATCTTCTATGGATTTCCTAAATCAGTCTTACACTCCTGTTGGATTGGAAAGCTTTAAATTCAAAGGTATTGAGTATTTCTTACCTCAAGCTGGAATGGTTAAAGAGAACTTTGGTAAGTTTATTGAAGCTGAACAAGTTGAGATAAACAACAAGAGACTTGAGAAAGGAGATTTGAGTGCTCTTCCTAAGCAAATGGCTATTCTTTGCAAGAGAAAAGGAGAGGAAAATGGACTTATAAACGATGAAGTGATTGCAAAAAGGGTAAAAGCTTTTCAGAAAATAGACATGGCAACTGTTTGGGATGTCGCTTTTTTTTTGACTCAGCAAGAAAGCTCATTGATGACACTTTCCCTAACTTATCTTCTTCAGGAGGCGACTCAAAAGCAGTGAGAGCCGCTGAAAACACAATAAGTGGGTACGGCTGGTTAAACAGCTTATACGATATAGCAAAGGCAGGAATTTTTAATCTGCCGCAACATAATCCAGTTAATAGCGTACTATTGACTGACTTGTATGAAGTTTTAACATATCTATCTTGGAAAAACGCTATGACGCAGTACGAGAAGATGTATAACGACTTAAATAAAAAATAATGGCAAATCAAGATACAAATACTTTAGTAAAAAAGATAAGGGATTGTGCAAGCTGTGTTTTCGCTACAACTATGTTTGGAAAACCTGAGCACATTAACTTTGACCATGATATAGAATATTATATAGCTCCTCCAAACCGATGCACAGAAAGTAGATGGCCAGCAGGAGGTGTTAAGTATAGTGTTGCTGGAGAGTTAAGAGATTTGCTTAATATAGACTATCCTACATCTCAGATTATGGATGTCTATAATAATAAACAACAGTACACCTTTTCTTTGATGGCTGCAAGAGTTATTGATGAACAGGATGATAACGATAGTATAGAGAAGAAGTTTGCAGACTTGGAGGCTAAAATGTGGAATATGCTACAATGCCTTTCCGACTGCGATATTATAGTTCTTCCTGGCGTTCAAGTTCTTAGAGACAAGGGAACTTTTAATGATAAGTTAGTAACCGTAAACTTCACTTTTGACCTTGATGTTTACTCATACTGTATAGAACCACAATGTTAGAAGAGGTAGCTCAAATATTATATAGTTCTGCTGGAAAGCCTGTAAACATTATGAAGCAGGCTTTAATATCTAAGATTAGGTCAGGAAATAAAAAAGCTCAAAATACTACAGGAAAAACTGCTAATAGTATCTTTGGCAAAATACCTCAAGTTATTGGAGGTGTTCTTGAGTGGGTTTTTACATCAAACGCTTCTGCTGTTAGACTAAATAATGGTGGCTCTCTAAAAACTAAAGGAGCTTCGGATGTTCCTTATAGTGGAAAAGGTGGTGGAGGAGAAAGTGATTACATAGGGGCTTTAATGATTTGGGTAAAAGATAAATTCCCTGGGCTTTCTGAGTATGAGCAAAAAAGAATGGTTTTTAAGGTTGCCGCTGCTGCAAAAGATAGGGGAAGAACAGTAAAGTCTCCTGGATGGCTTGATGACGCTAAAAAAGACATAGAAAAACAAATAAACGATGACTTGACTGCTGCTATAGCTCT